TACATCTTCTAGTAAACCACTAACGTGCTCTACAATCATAAAAAGTTCTGCTTCTCCAGCTGATTGACCTAACTCACCTCTTGGATATTTAATTCTAAACTCTGAGTTTTGGTCTAGATCTTTTTGCATTAACTCTATCTTTGTAGAGTGCTGGTTTAATTTTTCATGTATGCCAAAATAAGCCCACGTGCCGATTGCGATGATCGCGATCAGACTGGCAACCGTCTTCATAGGCATCTGTACAGCTGCTGATTCCGAAATTTTTAGTGCCATAAATTAGTCCTGCCAGAATTTTGACACGATCCAATTCCAGCCAGCTTTTATTTTGTCCCAAACTCTGCAACAAATTGCTTTACATTTTTCAATCATGTTTCTTCTCCTCAATTTCGTAAAAGAAGTCATCAGTGTCTGCTGTCTTCCATTTACTTGTATTTTCTACGTTCCACTCAGATGTCTGCACTTTCCAATCTGGGATATTATCTTTCACTGTAAATGAAGGTATGTCCCAAATACATCTATTGTTAGGTTGTGCTGCATAGTTCCCGTCATCGAGAGCTATGATGTGAGCACATTTATGCTCGTGCGGTATCTCTGAATGATCCGTATCCAGAATATTAGGCTCTGGGTGAGCAAAGTCAACAGTAAATAAATACTTGCCAGGGTGCCATTTTTTGTCTTTTCCGATGTATTTACCGGCTTGTCCCTCTAGGATGTCCCAATTAGTAACAGCAGGATAGTAACTAAAACAATTCCATAACTGTAACTCATCAAGTCTACGCCTAGGAACATCTTGTGGTTTGAAGCCGCGTTGTATAAACGCTGTAATCGGGAGACGATAGAAGATAGCACCGTTTTCCATAATTGCATGGAAAAGAACCGACTTACCAGTGATCGAGCTAATTCCGAAAATAATACAGTCTTCAACTTCGCCATGATGACTTTTAAGATCATATAAATATTCTCTCCTTATTTGAGCGTATTCTACAGGAATATTTGCGTTTAAGTAAGCCATAATTAATCATAAATATCGCCCCAAGTATCGCCAGATTCGTAGTCGACTTTATTGGGTACTTTCAAACTAACAGCATTCTCCATAATTTCAATTATTTTCTTTGCCGCGTCATCCGATTCAACAGATATGTCTAACTCATCATGTATTTGTATATGTGGTATTACACCTTCGTTATATAAATCTACCATAGCTTTTTTTGTCATGTCTGCAGCAGATCCTTGTATTAATTTATTTAAAGCTTTGTATGTAAACGCTCTTCTAATTCTGCCCCTACCATAGGTTCTTTCAGCTTCTTCAAGTTCCATAGGTTTATGCATACCAAATTGAGCTGGTTCCCATTTATTAAATCTGCATCTACGTCCTAATAATGTTCCAATAGATCCAGATGTTTGAGCTGTCTTTGATGTGTAATTCATAAGATCTCTAACGAAAGGCACGTTAGTATGATAAGTATTAAATAATTCTTCGGCTTCTTCTTTAGTGTTTAGTCCTAATTCTGCTTGTAATTTTGCTTTGCCCATACCATAGAAAAGACCCAAATTGATCGTTTTAGCTTGTGTTCTAGATATGTTTGCCATGTCTGCAACTGTTTGATGAAAGTCTACAGTGTTGTTTTGAAATTTATCTACAATACTTGATACAGAATTATCAAAGCATATTGGCTCTGTTGTTGCAGCATAATGCACAACCAACCTTGGCTCTTGTTGACTATAATCAAAACAACCCCACTTGTGATTTTTCTCTGGAATAAATAATGATCTAATCATTGGACCTAGATCTTTATTTCTTGCAGGTATCTGTTGTAGGTTTGGATTAGAGTAACTAAATCTACCCGTAACTGTACCACCCTGGTCTGATCTGATTGGATTTATATCTGCATGTATTCTACCTCTATATTGATGTTTTAATATAGTATCTATGAATGTTGTGTGCGCCTTGTTAATCTCTCTAGCTTTTGCTATATTATTTACTATTGGATGTTTATGAGTTGAAAGGAAGTTTTTTGTAAATGAAGGTGAGTTTGTTTTCTCGGTTCTGGCGTAGGATAAGGAGAGCTTGTCGAACACTTTGGCAATCGATCGTGCTGCCCATATTTGAACATCTATTCCTGTTTGTTTTTTTACTTCTGATAGGAGTACTTCTTCCTGTTGTGATAACTCTTTCTTCAATTTATGAGCATGTTCGACATCGACACACACCCCTTTAAATTTCATATCAATCAAACACGGAAACAGTTGTGTTTCTAAATCAAATATATTTGTAAGATTTTGTTTTGATATTTCTCTAGATAAAACTTTAAAAAGTTCTAGTGTAAGTTCAGCATCTTTCTCTGCATAGTTACCAACATACATCGCTGGTAGTTTATATAATTCTTTTTTAGGATCTATGCCCCAAGACTCTGCAGCTTCTTTTAAAGCTTTTTCATCTTTTACTTCTCTTAAATAATCATACGATATACTATTTAATGTATACCATAATCTATTCTCATCAATTAGTGATGCCATTACCATGGTATCTATAATATGTCCGCTAACAGGTATGCCGTACGCTTTTATCCAACACACGTCGTACATTGCATTGTGAAAAATTTTTACAGCGTCTGTTGCACAAACTTTCTTAAACCATTCTAAAACAATTCTCTTGTCCATGTTACCCCCACCTTCATGTGCGATAGGATAATAACCAGACCAACCATCTACAGCCACAGCAATACCCACAATCTCTCCGTGGCCTTGTATGGCGCCAGATCCTTTTGATTTTAAATCAGGATCTTTTGTTTCTAAGTCGATTGCAATATACTTTGCATCAGATAAATCTGGAAAGTTTTCTGGGCAATCCCATTCTGTTTGAGCTGTAAACATTATTTCTTTTTCTTATCTTGTAACTTAAGTATCTCTAATTCGCAATAGTGAATTATCTTCTCTAGATCTTCTATCTTATTTTTAAATAAATATCTACAGACGTATTTCACAACACAGCCCTGAAAGAACGAAAGGTTATTTTTAGAAATAAACTCATACGGCTGTATGTGAAAATTTTTATAATGTGAACCTCCTACTTGCCTTGATTGTGGTCTTATTTTTTCGAACATATCTGTACTTGTCATATTAATGGTCCTCCTATGTTATATTGATATTCATAACCTTGATTAGTTACGAATAATTTTTCTTTTGCTCTTGTTATACCTACAAAAAAAGTTCTATGTTCTGGATCAGAATCTTTCTGTGCTGACTCATAGATGATTCTTTCTAAATCTGTAAACAAAACAACGTTATCACATTCTTCACCTTTTACACTATGTATTGTAGATAATTTTATTCTAGCGGGTTTCATCAAGTCATCTCCGTTCTTTAGAATTGTTCTAATGTAGTCTTTACTTGCCTCTGGGATATTTAATGTTTCCCAGCCCCCCGCTGCTCGAAGCCCGTGGTGTTCTCTCAATCCTTCAATATTAATCGAGTCAATAGTTTCTAGAGTCTTGCCGCTTGCGTAACCTCGTATCAAATGTCCTTGTTTAACTGTTAAATACTCCCATAAATCTTTTACTTCATCTTTATTTACAGAGGCACCTTGATTAAGTCTTATCCAAGTTCTATATGCATTTAACATTTTACTAGGTAGTAACTCTTGAGCTTTAGAATCAAACCTTAAATTTAAATCATACAAGTGCTCTCGTAATCTCTCCATCATTTTATTTGTTCTAGTTAATATCATCCAGTTCTCTTTCGATAAATCTAGTGAAAAGAAATCTACATTATAGATAACTTTACCATCAGCATCTCTTGGCTCCCACTTTTTAGCTAGACGAGTTGTCATGTGAGGAAAGATAGATTCTGCTAGTTTATGTATCTTTCTAGGAACTCTACGTGATTGTATCTGTGGATCTAAGTGTCCTTTTAAATCAATAAATATATTTGGGTCAGCGCCTTGAAATGTATAAATAGTTTGATCATCATCCCCTGCAATGTATGAACGAGCACACTTACTTTCCATGTAAAAGAACATATCTC